TTATTCTTGCACCAATTACTGGCAGCGGCCCATTTGGCCATATTTTTAATATACTGTGCTTGGTTATAAGGATTCTTTCCTACTCGTTCTCTAAGTGTCTGATTTGCCGGTTTAATCTCAATTATTTCTGCGTGTTTTTTATGATTCTTATCTAAGTAAACAATCAAAAAATCAGGAACATAAATTGTGTTCCTTCCTGACAATGGATCCTTATATGGAATCTTTATGCTCTCGCTTGCCCACTGATGTACACTTGGGTTGTTGTCGCAGAATGTCATAAAAGTTAGTTCCCAAGAACTTCTAAATCTAGGACTACCGGTACCTATATATTTTTCTGCATTTTGTACAGTATAAACGCCTTGTGAAAACTTTAAACTCATGCTAGAATATTTCTTTGTACTTCGTCAGATAACGCCGGACCTTGATAGATACCCAATACACTGGTTTTAAATCTGTTATAGTTTAGTATTTCTGCTACCAGCGCACTCATCTGGGTGTCTGATAAACCGGATAAGGTATCTAGTATTTGAATGGGATTAAAATTATCAACTTTTGCCTGTGACAAAATTATACCCGAGGTAAATTCTGCGGCTGTTTTATCAAATCCTCTTTTTTCGAGGAATGCCTGCATCTGCAATAGGCTGTTGTTATCAATTTCTACAGGTACATTGTAAAAGTCATTAAAGTATTTTACAGTGCTGTTTGAACTAGACTGATTGTTGTCTGGTGGTATGTTGCTATATATTTTAGGCATTTTATTTTAAAGGAACTCCTTTGTTTGCAACTCCTGATACTAAACCATTCCAAGCCTGAGTAAGTGTATATTGTCTTGTAACGGTATTATCATTGTTATACGTTATACTGGTGGCACCATTTAAGCTAGCAGCCTGGCCATTTAGGTTGACTGATGTTTGAGTAATATAGAAATTAGAATTTAAAGGTGTGTTTATTAAATTACGAGCAGGGTTGTTGTCTTCAAATGCACCCCTGCCTTTTGCCGCGTCTGACAAGGTACTTGAAGCAATACTGTATGCTTCTTGTTTAAAACTGTTACCAAATCCCACTTTTTTAACATCTTGATAATTTTTGTAAAGATTTTTAGTATCTTTGGCCAAATTAATAATAGATCCAACAGTAAATCCATTTTCTATACCGTCGGCAACGTTGTCTAACAAATCCCCGGACCCGGATAACAACCCACTAATGCCGCCGCCTTTGCCTGCACGTAACGGGCTCTTGGTATTATCGTATGGTAGGTCTTGATTAAATCCTGGCTCATTTTTTGTAATTCGACTTTGCTGAGTATCATAATATACTGCTTCGTATGCAACGGTCATTTTATTTTCTAGCATCTTATTGCCAGACGTATTATCTAATTGCGAATGAGACCATTCTGTAATTATAGGATTAATCAACGTAACTGAAGAATACTTTTGTTTGTTTAATAAAAATATTCTAATGAAAGAAAAGAAAGGAACAGTCTGTTCATTGTTCAGTCCATAATTAAAGGTTCTTTCACTTCTTCCTGTTCCGTTAAGTGTTTCAGAATCCATATTAAATGCTGAAGGTATTATAACACTCCTTCCCCTAGCATTTCCGCCAAATCGTGTAAGGTAACGAGAATCTGAATAATAATATTGATAATAATTTTTCCACAAATTCGTTGTCATGTTACCCATATCATCGTGGAAGGTGATGGTAATGGGGTTATAGGTAATTTTAGTTTGTATTACACTCTTTTTGTTGTATTGATTTATTGTTTCGTGTCCTACAGTAAATCTTGGTAAATCTGCTGATTTTGCAACCAGTCCTAGCTTGCCTTTTGTTTGGGCATACCATTGTTCGTCTAGAGATTTAAATGGTCCTTTTTGCCCTTGAGACATATCGGGATTTAGACCAATTTCTATAAAATAGCTCCAGCCGGCTTTTGGAGCCATCCCGTAACTGCTGTCAACATACAATCTGCTTGCATGTTGATAATCGCGGAGATAACCTGAGTCGGCAAATAGACCACCCGCAAAATCGCTCAGGAATTGAGTAAACATGTTTGACATAGCATTATTTATGCCATGGCAAATACCGGAAATTAAGGGAGTAAATTCTGGTACATTTCTACGACTGCTTCTGCCGTAGGACCAAGATAGTCATTGTTTATAATTTCGTAATCTATAGAATCTTTCCAAAACATTCTAAGCTCTGTAGTGGCTTTTTCTTCTATAGTAACACCGTGAGGGTGCCAGGTTAGCGTTTCAATAAGGTTTATTTTAGGGTATCCTACAAGTTTACCTTCTTTATTATCAAATATCCAGCGATGGTGGATCCCACCTCTATATTGATCTCGATATTGTAATTCGTAGTACTTGCTAGGAACCGCAATAAATCCCTCTTTGGCAATTCTAGGCATGTATTTTAATGCGGCCATAGGATAAGCAATATCTTCTAACGTGTGTGTACAATTACAAAAATCAAACTTGCCATGCTGTTCTACATATTCAAAAATCTGCACCCAATCTTCGTATGAATTCATATCGCCTAGAAAAGAATGTTTGTTTTCTAAATTGTTAGGACGTAGGTCAAATGTATGGGTTAACAGATTTGGGTTAAATGGGTTATGGCTCGCCCCAATGTCAATTAACGTAAAGTTTGGGGTTGCCTCTTTTAATTTACTAACATAGGTAATTACTTCCGGACGACCGTATAATTCTTCTTGGTGTATGTATAACTGTTGGGGCAAAATATTCTCCGTCATGAAAAAGACGTATATATTTAAGTATACACGTCTTTAGTAAAGATACATCTGGCTTATTGTCTGCATTCCTGCGCAGTACCAGTACTTAATTCAATTTTATTAGCGGCTGTTAATTTTTTAGCCAACTTACTGTCTGCTTCGGCTTTAATTTCTAAATTATAAGCAACCTGCTTATTACCGCTAATCTCAAATGCGTTGGCTCTTTCTCCGGCAAATACTTCTTCGTAATAATGACATTGTCTATCAATTGCTTGATTGTTTTCGTCATATATGATCGATATAATCCAAGGATTACCGTTCATTCGTCTAGACACGCTCGAAGCCAATTTCCTATCAGTAAAGTAATAGGTGTCAACTGCGGCAAATACACTGTTTGGTTTTTTAGAAACTACTGTAACTGCCATATCAGTTTTCTTATCAACTGTAAGTACCTTCATTGCTTCTCTTAATGCTGTTAGATAATCTGGATTCCAGCTTATTACAAACGGAACAGTAATAATAGCATCTCTGCTATGGTTTACATAGATTGTAGGTTGTGATTGTTTGATAATAAAAGCCCGCCTAGGCCAATCATTAACAATCTGATTAAAGAATTGATCTGCAGAATCGCGTTCACGTAGAAGTGACTGGTACTGTGTTCCGATTATCGGGCCGTCTAAACTTTTTTGATCTTTACCTGCATTTAGTTTTTGGTCCGCCATTTTGCTAGGGCGTACCCAAACATCGGCTTCTACGGTATAACCATTTTTATCTTGAGTTACATTAGTGATTACATATTTTTCAATGTAACCTGCGCTGTAATTTCCCACTTCATCTTTGGTAAGACGTTTTTTGTTTGCTTCCAAATTAGAAGTTACTACGATACCAGAAACTTCTTCTATGGCCCTGCGATGAAGATCTGCGTTGGCTTCAGGAGGTGTGCGGCCTTGACCAACAGCCTTAACCATACGGACCTCCTGGGCAGAGACACTAGCGGCTATCGCAACCGCTAGTACACAAATCAGCCGTTTCATTGGAAGCGTTTGCGTAGTTGGGCGGCGGCACGATCCGATTCAAGATCCCAACGGATAGTGACCGAAATCTCTTGCTGGCCTACAGGCTCTTCCTTAACTGTTTTAAAGCCTTTCAGAATTGCTTCTGCATTTGCACTGATAGTACGAGTAACAGTACGAGCAGTATCGTTGGCATTTTCACGATTGACCGTATTAAGTTGCTGTGCTTCTTTATCAGTCATCACACTCTTGTCAGAAGTAACAGAGTCTTTGGCCTTCTCGATGTGTTTAGCCATAACTGTAGTTACACGGTTACTGGTAATCTTTTCATTCAAGAAGTGAGCCACGTTTGCACTGGCCTCCATGCGAGCCACTTTGCGAGCTTCGCCGACCTGCACGGCGGTGGCACCGTTAGTCCACGCAACTGCTGTTGATTCGATGGCGATAACATCACATTCTGATTTACCAAACTTGTACCAAGCACAGTCTGTTTCAATCTTAATACCTTCGCTAACAAACGAAGTAGACAGTTTCTGATTGCGGATTGGCTCGTCAGGATTAACTGACTTAGTTGTCGAACAACCTGCCAAAACTGCTGTGATCGCTAATACTGTAAGTGTCTTTTTCATTTTGCCAACTCCTGTGATTGTGTTTTAACTGTGTCTACGCTTTTGTCCAAAATACGAGCAAGGCCGGAAAATCCGACAGTTGCTAATACTAGTCCAAAGACTGTACCGATAATAAACTGCTTCATAAAAAGCTCCTCTGTGTGTTGAACATGTAACTATTGTACGGTAAAACCGCATCTAGGTCAAGACATTTTGGCAAGAGATTTTACCAAAAAAAAAGACTACCGAAGTAGCCTTTTTTTGGATTGGTTATATATTAGCCTGTAGCTAGTGAACCAATTGTACGTCCGATTGACTCGCCTAGACCTTTTGGAGTATCAGAACCGTCAATTTGCATAGCATTGTCGTATTTGAGCGTTAGTGTAATATCGACCGGATCGCTACTAGAATAATCAGTATTTGAGTAAACTGTATTTTGGACATAGCAACCATACATTACAAATGTTTCCAATACGCCGGCTCCAGCATTACCGCCATTACCGCCATCTAACAATTCGATTCTAGCGGTGAACTTATAATCAATACCGCTTGCCGCAGAACTTTGTTCAAAGAAGTCAAATTGTTTCTGTATTTGCGAACCGACTAATTTAGATACGTTACCTTGTACATCATCGCGTACTACTAAAGTAACATCTGCCCAGGTATAACGACCAGCATAGTTAATTTTGCTGTTGTATACGTTTAGTTCGATGTTGTCAAAACTTACACCAGGACGAGTAACATTCATTACTTGCTTGGTCAATTCTGTGCTGGCATAACCAGCGCCAAAGTTTTCTAATGTCACTCTAAAGCGATATTTTAACTTAGGCATTAACAGACCCTGTGCGGTGCTACTTTGACCACCTGCAGGTAAAGGTACTGTAAAATTCTTTAAACTTGATAATGATGCCATCCTGGGCTCCTTGTTCTCTTATATTTACTCAATTATTTACCGGCAGCAATGTCACCAGTATTCTTCAAACGTAATGGAATGTAGATAAACTCTACGGCCTTAACTGGCTCAATAGCAATATCTAGATATAGTTCGTTACGGTCGATTCTACTTGGAGTATTGTTAGACTCGTCACATACAACAATAAAGTCGTACAATGCACGTTGTCCTACCAATTCTAACATTAGACTTTCTGCTGTCTGCTTAATTTCGTTACGTGTAATTCTGTCATTGGGTTCGAACAAGAATGGACGAGCCAATAGATCTAATTGACGACGTAGGTAAGCAACTAAACGGGCTACGTTAACTCTGTCTAACGAGCTTGCGTTCTTTGCTCTTGTCTTTTGACCAAATACAACTAGGCCTGCGCCAGGTAAGGTTGCAATTGGGTTAATGCTTACATCTTGTAACACATTTCTTAGACTTTCAGGAATCGGCGATTGTTGGAATTCTCCATCCTTTAAATAACCAACTGCTGTTGCGTTGTCAACACCACCGCGGCGTGTACCTGCTGGTGCAAACCATGGATAGCTTTTTTGATCGCTACTAGCAATAGTCCTTAAAATCATATGACTTGGAGGAACAACAATAGCATTACCGGTGTTGTCATTAGTGTAACCACTTGGATAATACATAGCCAGATATTCATCATGTGTTACAGAACCATCATCGCCGTTGTCTAACGCAGTAGTGCTCGAACCCCAGGCACGTAGATCAGATCCGTTAGCGGCTAATCTAAATGGTGTATCACCGATAACAAAAGCAGTCAACCCTCTAGAAGCATTTAGACCTACTAGATTAGCAATAGCTTCTGGATATCCAGGACATGCTAATAAGTTTACTACCATAGTGTCAGTATCTCTAACATTTTGATTTGTATCGATTAATGCTTTTAGTGACTTAACTACCAGACCGCGTTGTGCGTGACGTCCAAATAGTCCAGCGCCGTCTTCACGGTTACCGGTTGCATTGACCCAACGTGCAGTATTGTATTTTGGTTGGGCTGTAGAGCCGTCCATAATTTCATTACCGTAACGTAGATTTTTGCCTTCATTAGCAGTAATGTCAATAGCGTTATGCAAATATTTCTTAACATTGTTACCGCTACGACGAGTATTCCATAGGCGCATACCTTGTGGATATAATACAGGATCTGGAGCATCCGGATCTACATAATCATAGCTTAGTAATTTTTGTACGCTATCTGGTTCGATATCCTCGCCAGCACCACTCCAACGAGCATCTGCAAACAACCAACCTGTAGGGCTAGTTTGATCTGTAGTATCTTGTTTAACCCATTTAATTAGTTGAGAACTCCATACATATATATCTAATCCATATTTTTCTGGATCGGAACTATCAATCCAAATATCTCCGTCTACTAATGGTGTTCCGTCGCTCTGGCCGTCATCTTTACCCGGAGCAGTTGCTCTGATAATAGGACCATTAGGGCTACTTGCTGGGAAAGCATTATGATAACCTACCCAGCTTGTACCATTATGATACATAATATCAACTTCGTCATGAATAGCACTATACCACAATGAACCATCTGCTGGCTCAGTTGTAGGTACATGTTTAGATGCAACTACTGTAGAAGTTAATAAATCAACTGGCTTCCAGTTACTTGCTTTTAATGTGTAT